GGGGGTGCAATGCAAATAATTATTTGGTGGGAAGTATGGATTTTAACGATGCGTAAAGATTTAACCACGCTATAGCAATACCAGGAATACGATTAGTATTATTTTCCCATTGACGCCATGTTGCATAAGGGGTATTTGCAAACTTTGCAGTTTCTGCCATAGTTAATCCAGTTTTTTCTCTCAATAGAGTTAGTGCATTTTTCTTCATGCATATATCTCATTTCTTCTTATTAAGAAACTTTCCCCACAGGTATACTTCTTAATAAGAAGAAAGTCAATATTTTTTCTTTTATTTATGATATTTTTAGAATATAGTAGCAATACCATAAAACGAAAAGAGGTATTATGCATGGCTAGAATTATAAATAATATTAATGCAGCTAGTGAGAAAAAAAAGAGAACCCCTGAAGGCGGAAGAATAAAATATGGTCAACCTATAGGAAGACATAAGCATACAGTTCCTAAAGTTGCGATAAGAACTATACCGACAAGAGTTAATAAATTGATTGTTAAAAAAGAACCTGGAAAAATAAGTCCAGAGGTATATGATCACCAACGATTTCCGCATATAGCTGAAACTTTATGCAGAGAATACGGAATGGATAAACAACAATTAGCAGATATTTTTGGAGTTTCATATCCATGCATAAGTAAATGGTGTACAATGCATAAGGAATTTGCCGATGCAGTAAAAAGAGGTAGAGATGATTTTGACGGAATTAAAGTAGAAAATGCATTATTAAAACGTGCATTGGGTTATTCATATAAAGAAAGAACTATCAGAACGGTAAAAGTAAAAGCTAAAAATAAATATGACGATTTTGAAATCCTAATTCCAGCAGAAGAAATTGTTATTTCAGAAAAAGAGATGGCAGCAGATGTTCGGGCAATAACTTTTTGGTTGACTAACCGTCAAAAAGAAAGATGGCAAATGATAACTACCGTCAATGCAAATATTAATGCCAAAACGGAACATGTCAAAAAAACTCTAAATGTCACTGCAGATTTGAGCAAAATGGATGTGGGTCAATTAAAAGCATTGAAAGAAATGGTTGCATTGCAAGACGATGGAAAATCAATAGAAAGCGACCCAGAGATAGATATGATCCCGTTCTTAGAAACTGCCGCAACTTTAATAGAATAAAATAGAAATTAAGTGGGAAAACATTGCCGTAGAAGCATTTTTATTACGAAAGGGTAGATAGCCTTTAGATTATTAGTTGTTAAACGGTCTAAGGGCTATTTTTAAATAGATACTCCTATTTTCTTCAATTCAATAGTCATCCACGACGAATAACCATAACTTTTCATTGCACGAAATACTTTAGCCACTACTGCTAATTTATATTCAATTGCTTCTTCCCAATCAACTTGTTTTAATTTTGTTTTCATTCTTCTCTCTCCCTGCATCTAGCTTCCATAACTCGTTCATCAGTGAATAAATTCCAATTTGAATCAGAACCACTATCCCGTAAAACGGGAGATGATAAAAAGTATTGCACTATTTTAAAAATACGGTTATCATCAAAATCAGACATATGTTCTTCTATGACAGACAAACCTTTTATCATTTGTTCATCCGCAACACTTGGATGCTCTCCGTTTACGGACTCAAATTGATCAAAAAAATAAGCAGCTATTGATTCACTTCGTGTTTTAGCGGGTTGAGTTTTTATTTTGTTGAAAATTTTAAAAGATTTTATGGGAATTTTAACATCCGTCCCGCCGAGGGACGGCTTTATAGGCTTTATATGACTCTCTTTAATACTGACTCTCTTACTAGCACAAGTAAAATTTACTTGTCTGGAGAAGTAAAATTTACTTCTCCATAATTTACAATTTTCAAATACCTCGTGCCATGCAAAGAAATATTTATTTCTAAAATGTTTTATACGTTCAATACCAGTAGGCGCAATAACAATTAATAGTTTTGCATCCAATAAATTTGCTATTGATTTTGTTACAGCTGATAACGATACGCCGCATTCGGTAGCTATTTCCGACTGTTTAGGATAACATTGTCCATCATCACCAGCATATCTCATTAAACGACCATACACCAATTTATCCGTTGGAGTTATTGAAGTCAATTTTGAAATAGCGTCTGGTATAAAAGACCCTACAAAAATGCCCTTTGGATTAAACAAGTCTCCTATATTCATTTAAAACTCCTATAAACGGCGAAAGCCAACCGATAGATATGACGGTATCTATCGGTTGGCTTTCTCTTGTTATGATCATAACAAGACGTATATCTATGTTAGAAAGACGACCCGTCAATCATCTTTACTGAGTATACTATGTAATAAAAATTTACCCTATCGAATCCGAAAAGTAAAGAAAAATCTTATAGACTTTATTTCAATACAAGCCTATATTATAGAAAATTATCAATAAAAGGTTAATTGTAAATTGAGAATCCAAAAATCCATCATAAAATCGTCAGAGGATATTAATTTTCAACAAGCTCAAAAATTGTTGAATACACCCATTGATGATATTAATAAAATTCTTGCAGAAAAAAGTCTTGCGGAATTTGTTAAAGCTATGTGGATATCAATGGATCCACATACATATACTCACGGATGGCATATTGATGCTATTTGTGAACATGTAGAAGCAGTTGTAAACGGAGAAATAAAAAGATTATCAATAAACATTCCTCCGCGTCATATGAAATCGTTATCAATATCGGTAGGACTTGCACCTTGGGCATGGTTAAAAAAACCTATGCTCCAATTTTTATATTCGTCTTATGCTTCTTCATTGTCTATCCGTGACGGAGTTAAGGCTAGACGTGTTCTTGATTCCTCACAATATAAGTCTTGGTGGGGAGATAGATTCAAACTTACTTCCGACCAAAATACGAAGATACGTTTTGACAATGATAAAGGTGGTTATCGTATTTGTACATCAGTAGATGGAATGACAACTGGTGAAGGCGGCGATATAATTGTAATTGATGACGCCAACAATATTAAAGAAGCTGAATCGGAAACAACCAGAATGGCTACAAACAATTGGTTTGATGAAGTAATGCAATCTCGTTTTAATGATCCTAAAACTGGAGCATTGGTATCTATTCAACAAAGAACTCACGCAAAAGACCTTTCTGGTCACATTCAAGCTAAATATGGAAATGAATATACATATCTAATTTTGCCTTGTCGTTTTGAAATAGATTCCAAAAGAAAAAACAGTCTTAAAACATTTCATGGTTTTACTGATCCAAGAAAGAAAAAAGGAGAACTTCTTTGGCCGGAACGATTTGGACCAGAAGAAGTTGACGCATTAGAACATGCATTAGGAAGTTATGCCGCAGCAGGACAATTACAACAAAGACCTTCGCCAAGAGAGGGTGGAATAATACCGTTAGATAAATTTCAAAGATATACGGTAATGCCTGCAAAAGAAACTTGGAAAAGAATGTCTTTGAGTTTTGATACAGCTTTAAAAGAAGCGGAATTACACGCATATTCAGTAGGACAAGTATGGGTTGAAACCACAATGGGGCTATTTCTTTTACACACTTGGCGTAAAAAATGCAGATACCCAGAACTCAAGCGTATAGCCAAATCTCTTTGTGAAGAATGGCAACCACACGAAGTATTGATCGAAGATAAATCGACAGGTTCAGTTCTTATTCAAGATTTGCAAGAAGAAAGACGTTTTCCAATAAAACCAATTGATCCAGGTTCTATGGATAAAGTTATGAGAATGGAGGCGGAAGCTTCTGCCATAGAATCTGGACTATGTTGGATACCTGAAACAGTGGGCGTTATAGTAGATTCTGGATGGGCTACTCATCATTGCGGATGGCTTACTGAATTTGAAACAGAATGTCAAGATTTTCCTAATGGAGAATATAAAGATCAAGTTGACCCAATGTCTCAATATCTTAAAACTGTGAGACTTCGTAGACAGAAATATGTACCAATTGTCAGTCCTGTGGTAGATTTGTTGTCGAAAGAATCGCATTGGGTAGACAATGAAAATTATACTAATAACAAAACATTTTCAACTGTAGGAATGAGTCTATTTTAAAGGAGACAATCAAATGAGCTATACAATCAACAACAAAGAGTTCACGCAGCCAAAGCTAAGCCTGTTTTCAATTCCTGCACTGGTCACGCTGATGAAGAGTGTTCCGACAAATATCACAACCACTGATGAAGCGGTAGAGGTGCTGGGACAAGTCTTACCTGATGCAGTTACTCTGGTTCTCAGGCCCCTTCCAACACCTGAAGACATCCAATCTATTGATCTCGAAACAGCAGCTGTGATTATTGAGGATTTCCTCGCCCTGAACAACATCGAGGTGGTTGTGGATAAGTTCACAACGCTCTTCGCAAGACTGAAAACTCTGCTGGATAAGATAAAGAGCCTCTTCGGTGTCTCGGTACAGTAAGGCTTTCTGGGCAGGGGTGAAGGAAGAACTGAAGGCCAGAGTCATAGTTAAGCATCACATGAAAGGATGGACTTGTGGTCATACCGGACATTTTCACGATTCTAAAGCTGATGCTGAAAAATGTTTTGCCATTTGGTGGACTCTTAATCGTCGCCGCAAGTTTGTTGCTTTCATCCTGCGGAGATCCTGACTACAAGGGTGAACCAGATCCCAGCACAATTAAAGTTATAAAAGCAGATCAATAATAAAGGAGAATAATCATGGCAGATTTTACCGCATCGACAGGATTGAGAGACATCATCGCAGCAAACCTGGCTGCCAGCTACTACTGGCTAACCCTGCATGACGCAACGGGCGGCTTTGCAGCAGCAGACGTCTATGCAGCTGGCGTTCGAGGTGAGCTAGCAACCGGAGCAGGCTACACCAGAGGTGCTAAAACAGTCACTTTAACCAACACCAACGGAGTTCTCGACGGCGCAAACGCTACGTGGACCACCGTATCGGGTGAAACTCTCGGCCCTGCATCGTACTGCGCCCTCTGGATCAACACCACAAACACTGTCACCGGTGCAAAGCTGGTTTCTGTAGATGACAGTAGTGCAAGCACACAAACTGCATCGAATGGTGGCACTATGACCGCAGGCATAACTAATCCGATTACCATCCCGACACCGGCCTAAAAGGAGTTTATATGATACTCGATACTGAATATAAAACAGCAACGACAAAGAGTAAGCAAAGAGTCTTCGGTGGTCGCTTCGGAAATGAGTTTAATGGCATTCCCTGGATCACAATGGACGAAGAAGTTATCACTGAAGACTCTATCTCAGGGACAATCTATCACAACCCTTGCGGCGCTGTGTCAGCTCAACTGCTTGATCCAATAAAACCTCTGACACTGCGCAATCCTCTGGATGACTCTATTCTAGCTATTGCAACCTACGGCGATGTAATGGTGATGATTTATAGTTTGGGACGGCAACTCCAGCTGGGCAGGGATGTTCTAGTTGCAGCCCATAAATCTGTGGCGGACGCTCAGATTGCTTATGACGCAGATCCATCCGAGGCTAATTTGGAAGCTCTT